CGTCGGATTGCCGGTATGCCGACTTGGCGCCGACACCGACGTGCCGGTCTTCCCCGGCCGTCACGGTGGCGGTGCGGTCGGCGATGGCCAGACCATCCACGGTTCCCGGGGTGGGGATCGTGACGGTCTTGTCGCTGGCGTCCAGGTTGCGCACGACGACGGCGTAGCCGGGCGCGCTGGGGATCGAGTGGCCGTCAACGTTGGCCGCAGTGAACATGAGCTCCAGGCCGGAGCCGATCACCAACTGCGGGGTCAGCGCGGTGCGCGCCATGATTCCTCCAGGTCAGATCAGGTGAGTGGTGTGCGGGAGCTTCGGAAAGAGGCGGCGTAGTGCGGCCTTCTCGCCCGCGGTCAGTTCGGCCGTCGCGGCGAACGCCTCGGCGCCCCAGGTGACGGCCTCGCCGCCGGCCTGCTCCGTGCGGACGCCGGCGGCCACTGCGGCGGGCATCCCTGAGATCCTCGACGCGACCGCGCACACCGTCTCGATCAGCTCGTCCGGCGCGATCAGGAACCCATGCTGGTAGACGACGGTGCCCGGAAGCTCTGGACAGGTACTCGGGTGCAGCATCGAGCCACGCAGCTCGTAGTCCACCGCGGCGGAGCTGGCGTCCACCACGCTGACGACCGCCCGCACCGGGCGCTGCGGCAGCAGCCACGGGCCAGGCGTGGAGACAGTGATGGTCGAGCTGCCCGCCGTGATGTCCTGCCGCAGGAACCGGCGCACGCGCACAGACGCGCGCGCGAGCACCCCGGTGGACACCGCGTCGTAGCCGTAGGCCGCCATGTCGGCAGCCGACGCCAGGGCGGGCAGCGTCGGCATCGACTACTCCTCGCCTGGGTCGTCTGCCTCGTCCGGGTTGGGCGTGTCGCCCTCCCCGTCCTGGGCGGGCGCCGGGGTGCCGTACTGCTCGATCAGGGAGGCCTTCGTCATGGCCTTGGCCTCGCCGAACCGGGCGCCGTGCTGCTCGACGGCCCACTTCACCCAGGCAGCCTTGTCGGCCGACTTGGGGGGCGGACCGAAGGCCGCGGGCGCCTCGTCCTCGAGATCGACGTCAACGGACGGATCGGGCCCCGCCTGTTCCGCGGTCCGGTACAGGTGGGCCTGATCCTCGGAGACGGTGATCCTGGTTCCGGAAGGCAGGGTGATACGGACGGCCCCTGCCTTCACATCCTCGTCAGCCACCGGTTACGCCGGGGTGGTCTCGGTGTACTCAACGAACGCGGCCGTGTCATTGACCAGCCAGCCGTACTCCGCCTCAGCGCGGACCGCGACCAGGTTGTTCTCCCACAGCGACGTCAGAGCGCCGTTGATCGTGACCGTGGCCTCGGTGGACACGTCGTAGCTGATGCCGCCGACGACGCCCCACGCGGCCTGGGTCCAGTCGCCACCGAACCCGAGGGTGTACGTGGTGGACGCGGCGCCCGGGGTGGCCTCGCCGACACCCTCACCCATCCAGGACGGGCGGCCGATCAGCCGGCCAGGCGATGCGGGCTGAGCCTGGGAGGCGCTGAACAGCGCCGCCGTGGTCTCATCCAGCGGCGAATCGATGTAGATCGGGCGTCCCGTGGTGTCCACAGCGGACAGCAGGGTCGGCTCCAGCCGGTTGTCCAGCGCGAACCCGGTGAGCCGCTTGCCGTCGTTCACCAGCAGCCGGAGGCCGGCCACGATGTCACCGTGCACGCCACCGTTGGCCTGGGTGGTGGTGCCGATCTCGACAGCCTTCGTGGTCTGCGCGAGGAACGTGGTGTACGGGCCGGCGCCCGCGGTGCCGTCCGGACCCTTGTCGTAGAACGCGGCCAGGTCGAACGCCAGCGCGAACGCCTCGGCGACCTGGGTCCGGATGAGCGCCATGTAGCCGCCCGGGTTGGCGCGCACCACCTCGGCGGAAACCACCGCGATCGACGCGATCTTCTGCGGCGACATGGTCTTGAGGGTCATCGTGCCCTTGCTCGCGGGCTTCTGACCACCTTCTGCGACCCACCCGGCCTGCATGCGGCCGGTGACCACGGGGATCGCCTTGCCGTTGGCGCCCAGGGGAATCTGGGCGGCGAGGCGCTGGGCGACACTGATCCGGGATGCGCGCTCGAAGATCGGCGCCGACTGTTCCGGGGTCAGGAACCCCGAGAAGTCGGTGGTCTTGGTTGCGGCCGTAATGGCCATGGTGTCCCTCCTACGGGATGTTCAGCTTCGACTTGAGGTCCCGCATGAGCGGGTCCCCGTTGAGCGGGATGTCGGCGCCGCGGCGACCGCCGCCGAAGTCCGGCTTGGCGGCAGGCTTCTCGTCCTTGCCGGTGACGGCGAAGTCCTTGAGCAGCTCGTCCGCGTCGGCTTCGAGTTCCTCGCGGGTGGTTCCCACGAGGCGGCCCGCCTGCTTCGGGGTGAGGCCCTTCGCCGCGGCGATCTCGATCCGCATCAGCTGGGACTCGGCCTTGGCGGCCCGCTCCTCGGCCTCAGACAGGCGGCTCTGCGTCTTCTCCGCCTCGGTCTTGTTGGCTTCCTCGATCTCGGCGAGTCGCTTCGCGGCGGCGGCGTTGGCCTTGGCCTGGGCCTCGTGCTTGCGCGACATGGCCTTCCACTTGCCGACCTCGTCCTGCACGTCACCTTCGCCCGTGCCGGGCTGCACGTCGACTTCCTGCGTGCCGGTGTCCGTGGTGGAGCCTTCGGCGCCGTCGCTCATGGTCTGTTCTCCCGTGTCGGGTGATGCCTCCGTGGCGGAGGCGAAACCCCAGTCCGAATGGCCGGGGAAGTCAGATGTCGTCAGGACCGGTGAAGGCCTGACCCTTAACGGTCAGGAGAGGACCGAGCTCGCCGTGATCGCGGACCAGCAGGACCTTGCGGTAGTCGATCGGGTCCCGGCCGCCGCGGTCGGACTTGCCGAACCGCTCCTGGATCGCGGTATGCGCCTGCTCCAGCAGGCCCTCGTCGACCACCTGGCCGGGGTCGTTGGCGCCATAGATCGGCGCCACGTCGCAGTCGCAGCCCGGGTGGATCGGCTGTAGTTCGGCGCGGTGGTACCGCTGGGTTGAGGCCACCACGCAGAGGCCGCAGTCCTCGCGGCCGGTCAGGACCCGGCGGTGCCCGGTGATCCGGTCGTCGCGCGACATCACCTTGCGCGCGGTATGCGTGCGGGCCAGCTGCAGGTCGGTCATCGCGATGTTCAGCGCGCGGCGCTTGCCCTGCTCGATCGCGTCGGAGAGGGACGCGCCCTTGGACAGCGCGGTCCATACCGTCACCCCGGGCCGGGCATACACCTCCGACGGTGCCACGCCGCGAAGTGCCTCACCGGTCACCGCCGCGGGCGAGATCCCGGCTGGCCGCGCTGGCCCGCCGAGGACGGCGGAGGCCAGCGTCGCCAGGTAGGAGTCCGTCAGCGCGGCGATTTGCCGTTGCGCCCCAAGGACTACGGGCAGGAGCGCTCGGACGAACCTCGCGATGTCGGAGTCCCTGTAGGTCCCGAGCCCGCCCCACAGCGTGGTGACGAACTGCTCGACCCTCGCCCGGATCGCGGCATCCGCGGCTATGTGGGCGTTGATGACCCGGACTGCTGCCGGGTCAAGCGGTGGCACTGCCGACCGCCGGAACGGTCACGTCCCGCGCGGGCGGCCGGGCGGGGTTCGGCGCTGGAGTCGGTGGCGCGAGCGTAGCGGCGAACATCGCGTCCTCCGCGCGCTCGGACGCCATCCGGTCCACCCGGTCGCCGTCGTAGCCGAGGATGTCGGTCATCTTGGTGCGCCACGGCACGTCGGCGCCGGCCTTGGTGAGCGCGTCGTACCGCTCGCTCATGGACTGGCGCTCCGGTGGCGCGAAAAGCACGTCGACCTCGGGGACCTCGTCCTCGCCGCCGCGCTCGATCGCCAGCGCGAGACGCATCACCTCAACCCAGGACGCTTGGGCGCGGGCAATCCTGTCTCCCGTCTTGAAGATCAAACCCTCCCGGGAGTAGCTCGCACCTTCTGCGGACTGGTTCGCGCCGTCGGGCAGCAGCGTCGCGATGGGCGTGCTGGTCACCGCAGCCAGGTCTCGACGGTCCTCTTTGGAGGATTCGAGGATCCCGCTCAGGTCGGTCTGGCCGGACTCCCAGAGCTCCACGCCATCGGGCAACCTCCACAGGGAGCCGGGGCCCGGCTGGAATAGCTCCCCGTAGTCGATGCCATCGCCGTTCTCGTCGACCTCGGGCAGGTCGCCCTTCGTGGCGCGCTGGCGGTAAGCCTGCATCGCCGTGATCACCAGGCGCTGCAAGATTGTCCAGTTGATCCGGTCGAGCAGGTCTGTGTGCGTCTCGAATTCGCCGAGCCCCCGCCGATTCGCGAACGGCACCAGCGGGATCGAGTTCAGCCCGGTTTCCTCGGCGGGGCCGTCGCTGATCCAGCGGCCCACGTAGGACTCGATCGGCTGCGGTTCTCCGGACGACTGGGGGATGTCCCGGCGATACCGCAGCACCGTTCCCGGCAGGTGCAG